GCCTGTACTAGACCTCGAGTGACGGTCTTGCCAGGAGCAAAATCCCCAACCGAGATTGAACTTACCGTATATGCACTGTCAGTTTTGAGCTCGACCTCAGTGGATTCGGCGATTTCCGTCTTCAGTGGTATGTTGGTTCCGTCTGAACAGACGAGGATCCCGTTGACTGTGTTGGTTGCCATGGGATCACAACCTAACTCCAATGCCAAGAGGCTTCATCATGTTCCTATTGACGTTGGCAATAGGCTTCCGTAGGAGCTTCTTAGCGAACTTGAAGGTGATTCCGATCCCTATTGCCTGGACAGCCATAGCCTGGTAGTTCGCCATGAAGTTCGTCTGCATGGTGTCGAAGGACGATCCGGGGTCAGCGACCAGTGAGGAGAGTGAAACACTGCCACCGCCGTTCGTGGTCGCCATCGCCGTGCTGCCATTGCCGTCGAATCCGATGAATCCGACTGGAGTGTTGTTGGCCACTCCGCCGACCAGGGTGGCCGCGTACGCGTAGCTCTCTGCGAGATTGATCAGGCTGACTGTCTTCGGTGATCGCCGTCTTGTCGCCTTCTTCCTACGTGCCATTGGGGGTGAAAGTGAACAAAGTCGCTAATAATGCTACTGAAACTCATCGATTGTCGATTGGAACTGCCCATCAGGAGCTCTCTGTGTAACAACGGCGTCGATTGTGTTCATCTTCTGAGCCGCCATGCCCTGGATGAGCTGTGCCAGGGCAGCTTGGATCGGGTTCGGCGGTTCGAAGTCACCGATCCCCCCCTCCATGAGACGATCGATAGTGCTCTTGAGTGCCAGGGCGAGACGTTCGTCGAGGAGTTCGAGCATGTTTGCAAGCTCTATCCTCAGCCAGAGGCCGAGAATGACGATCGAAAGCAGGGTGAGGACGCTCAGAGCGCCCAAAATGAGCAGTTCAGTGGCTACCATGCCTCTCCACCGGCCGTCGAACGCCCATCAACCTACCTTTATCCTCTATTTTCTCACCCCGCGCGCCCACCCTACTACCGTTCGCGGTTATTGAGCCTTCTTTCGCCATACCTTCTTGAGATGTTATTATTAACACCGTTCATTCTGACACGGATCATGTGCCCTGGCATCTCTGCAAGCTTGTCCGAACCCGCGTACGCCATATTTGCGTCCTGGCCGAAAAAAAGACGCTCTAGGATACTGTCTGAGTTCATTGAGGACCATAGGAGATGCCAGAACCGCACTGAGGAGTTGAAACGACTCAGAAGAGACGTAAAGGCCCTTTCAGAGGCTTTGGCTGAATCGGGGTACTTTCTGGAGGATGAAGAATGACCAGGACACCTAAAGACTGGGACGAGTACGCTCTGACCCTGTTTAGTGAATGGGATCTCCGCATGGGAGAGATGCACAAGGATACGAACCCTGGAGTGGGCTGGCACATCCTGCAGAAGGCCATCATGAACGACTATTGGATGGACAACGGGCGAGGCCCCAATGAGAACTTCAAGAATCTCGATGCACAGCGCATGAACGAGTTCGTCGCTAAGATCTACTACTGCTGGGTGCAGATGTGGAGAGAACAGAACCCAGAGATGTTCGAGGACGACAACGAGGGCCTGGTAGAATGATGAAGGGACTCTGGCAGTGCCCGCAGTGCGAGACGTGGTGGACCTGGGCGACACGCCCTGGCGCGATCACTCTCCAGCGTCGATGTCGCAAGTGCGGTAAACGAGTTAGAACACAGCTCGTCCGTCACTGGTCGGGCCGTGGACGTCCTCGCCTGTGGAAACTTCTTGTACGGCCAAATCACGAGCCCCATTACGCGCTCCGGCATGAGTGCCGACAGAGGAACCGAGGACAGTGGAATAATGACACCGAGTGACTTCCTCAAGTGGTTCCTGATCGAGTTCGATTTCTGGAAGGGCTGGGACAGCTTCGCCGACCTCGAGGAGGAGCAAGCGATCAACCAGGTCGATTGGTTCGAAGTCTCCGAGCACATGGAGGCCGACTATTCCGACATCGTCGACGAGGTCCTCGAAGTCGAGACGATCTGTCTGTGTTGCGGCCAGAGGCCAGATGCGTGCGATAATAATGGTCTATCTCTGCCGTGACCCCCTGGTTAGAGGCACCGATTTAGGATTCTTCGGGGGGAGGCCCGAACCAGGACCAATTCGGGTGGAGCAGGTTGTAGATGATGCCACCGAAGGAGAAGTCTCCCGCGGCAGGACCGGCCTCGCCGGATGCTTCACGCTCGACCTTAGCGGCTTCGAACTCGTCCTTCCACCCTGACATGTCAGCTGGCGTAGGGAGTCCAGTCTCGTAACCCAGGAACTCAAGCACCATGGCGATCGAGTAGAAGACGCCGATCATCTCAGTCGGATCTTTGAATTGCTTCGTGATCTCTGGCAACCCAATTCCCTGGAAAAGCGAACCAGCTCCACTGGTGATTCTGTTGAATTGAATGGCGGCGATCAGGGAGTCGAGCTGGTCCGACTGTTTGTCCTGGAGACTGATGCGGTACTCGATCACCTTGTCCGGTTTTCTCTTCGTCATCAGAGCACCCCTGTGATCGAGTCCCAGAGCGTCTGGCCTAGACCAGCGCCCAGGATCCAACCCAGGAGGAATGCCATCCCGTTATCCATGACCATGCGCTTGGCGATCTCGCCCAGGGTCTCATCACTCATTCTGGAGCCTCCGGCCAGTGGTCTGCGGCGTCGTTCGGCGTGGCGTTGTCCTGGGGGAGGTCTCGCAGAGCCTGCCTGTATTCCTTCCATGGATTAGGAAGAGTGACGTCCTTGAGAGCTCGCCAGTCTGAATCTTTGAGTTCCTTATCTCGCTGGTCGCGGATCTCTTCCCATGTGGCATCGAACTGACCCTGTTCGATGATGTTGGGCCCGTCATAGACCGTGTACGACCTATTCACCATTTCACCCCGATATTGATGGGGTTCTGTGTGCCCGGTGAAAACGAAGTTAAGTCTGTAATCGTGGCATTTCCGCCAGCACTGGCTTTGAACACCGATGTCGGGGTTCTGCTGGTTCCATAACCGCCGGTTGAACCCCCGCCTTGAACAGCCGCGCCGTTGTCATATTGGTCGCAATTACCGAAGTTCGGGTTTGACCCTAAGTTTGAGCCATACATGCTCATCCAATATTGAGTGCCTTTCACGGTTTCGACATCAGCGCTGCTAGTCGTTTGAGTTACTTGGCCGGACGAGGTGCAGTCCATAACAAACTCTCCGAGAAATGTCTTCGGTGACCCCGAATCATCTGAGTAGAAGCCGACATTGATATCGCCGGTAGGAGACGCCGGAGAATTACCGACATAGAATATCGTCGCTGATACCGTCCCAGTGTAAGGCGCGATAAACGGAAAGAGAACTATTTCGTCATCTTGGACGCATGTTTCATTGAGTATAATGTCCCTAGTTCCGTAAGGGGCCATAGTGAAGACTCTGACCGCATCTTCGTCACCGTCCCAATCGTAAGGGGTGAGCACAGCGGTATATCCGTCACCACCTCCACCACTGCTCAGCCAACCGTCGAACGATCCCTTAGTGACCATCCTGGCAAAGGCGACCAGGCAGATCCGGCGGAGCTCGTCTTCATTCTGTTCCTCTATGGCTATGGGATCAGCTACGTCAGCCAGGGTATCAGCGGTGACGTTCTCGAGGTCCTGGTTCTGGAGGAGGGTGTAGACCCTGGGGGATTTCTTGTCTGCATCTGGTAGAGGCATCACAACCACCCGTCGAATGATCCCTTAGTTACCATACGCGCGAAGGCGACCAGGCAAAGTCTTCGAAGCTCGTCCTCGTTGAGGAGCTCTATGCTGATTGGATTGGCAACCAGGGCGAGGTCATCATCGCTGAGGTTCTCGAGCGTGGTGTTCTGGAGCAGCTTGTAGACCCTGGGCGATATTGTGGGTGCATCTGGAAGCGGCATCATCGCAGCCCCAGGGAGATCATCACGAAACCGAAGAAGTTGTTCGGTATGATCGAGGTGCCAGGAGCACTGGGAAGACCCGTTCCAGCTACGCCCTGGGCTGGTGGACCTGGCGTAACCTGCTTAGTCTCCATACGCATCGTACCTGGATTACCGTCACAGTCGTCGTTCCGAGCACCAATGAGAGGCATGCAATCACTTCAACTGCTTGGCTCTGCTCTTCATTATGCGCTCTATGGCATCGAGATCCTTCGTGGATATGAAGCCTCGAAGAAAGAGCTTCTTTGCTTTGGAATGAATCTCGCCCATTCGTCGGCGTCCTGCCGCTTTGGTCATCTTCGCCATGGACCCTGCACTCCTAAGCGTTAGTCAATACCTGGGCGACGAAGTTCAAGTCGATCGGCGCTGAGAGGGGGACCATCTGTGATTGGTACTTTGCCGGGTCAGTGGTGGCGACTGAGCCTACGACGTTGCCGAGTGCATCGACGATCACGACGCCAGGCGACTCGATCTTCGAGCCGTCCAGACTTGTGAAACTTCCAGAGATGCACACTTCATTCTGGAGTGTCGATCCTATGGAGTTGCCAGTCTTCAGATCGGTTAGCTCCGTTGTCGTCCCCGAGGCCGGGGTGCCGGTGAAGATCCTCGAGGTTCCTCTGTTGGTGTAGACGCATAGGGCAGCGTCTCTCGCGCTGGCCGTTTCCGTGAGGACCTGGACCTTATCTCCAGCTTGAAGAGTGAAGGGGGCCGACAACGCGGGAGTGTTGTTACAGATTCCCTTCAGACCGACAGAGATGATTGCAGCCACCAGTCCCTGGCGAAGTAGGTAACAGTAGGAGATCCCATTGTCAGCCTGTACTAGACCTCGAGTGACGGTCTTGCCAGGAGCAAAATCCCCAACCGAGATTGAACTTACCGTATATGCACTGTCAGTTTTGAGCTCGACCTCGGTGGATTCGGCGATTTCCGTCTTCAGTGGTATGTTGGTTCCGTCTGAACAGACGAGAATCCCG